TATGAACTATCGTCGTTTATAGCTGCGGCTAACTCATTGAGTGTATCAAGTGCGCCAGGTGCTCCCCCAATTAAGTTAGTTACTGCTGTATCTGCGTAAGCCGTAGTTGCAATTTTCGTGCTGTTATTTCCTGCACTTTGTGTTGTCGCTGTATCTAACCTTGCGGCAGCAACTGTTCCTGAAGTTAAATTGCTTGCACTTAAAGCCGTTAAGTCAACTGCTGCCCAAGTTAAGCCTCCAGTATTTCCGCTTTGTTTCTGTAAGAACTGACCATTAGATCCTGCATTACTGATCTTTAAGTCACCTTCATCGATCGAATTATCAGTGACCTCAGTAACACTTAGAGCGTCATAAGTGACGATAAAATAATCAGCTCCGCTAGCTGGAGCAGATGAAAACAGAATGTCATTTCCACTGATCGCAAAACCTTCAGCCGGTTGACTTGTCCCTGCTACAGGTTTTTGAATAACACCGTTAACGGAAACTAAGCATTGAGCGCAGCTTGTCCCTGGTGGATCGCTAAGAGTAAATCGATAAGCACTACCGTTAAAAGTCGCGCTTCCTCCACCTGTTCCATTGGATTGACTAATCGTATTGATTTTGAAGTTATTTCCACCACCACCTGATCCACTTATTTCGGCAATACTGCCATCGTCTTTTTTCGTGAATATCTTGCCTGTATCTGTCCTTAAAGCAATCTCCCCAACGACAAGATCGCTCGTACCAGGATCAGCGCCCGTTCCGCGCTTGAGCTTAATAACATTCGCCACTGATTAAGACCTCCTAGTAGGAACCGCCGTCAATGGTGATTCCATCGAATGTACTTAGATTAGTGATAGATCCGCCCGTGATCGCTACAGAGTTCGCCGCTTGAGTTGCAATACTTCCCAGACCTAAAGTTCCCCTTGCTGTAGCAGCATCAGAATCATCAATCAACGTCTTGGCATAAGCGGTAAAACCAAGATTGGTTAATGCGGCTGTCGCTGAAGTCGCTCCAGTTCCTCCGTCTCCAATAGCCAAAGTGCCGGAGATTGAAGAGCCAGAAAGATCGACTGCAATCTCAGTTGATTCAATTACAAGACCGCCGTTTGCTTTCAGGTCTACTGAAAGTGTGTTTCCTGATTTGTCTAGTCCATTGCCTGCTGTGATCTGACCAGCGCCAGAGAACTGGGCAAATGTCAGGTTGTTTGTTGCAACAACGGCTGAACCAGTATTAGAAGTACAGGTGAATCCATTCTCTGCATTGACTGTTCCTTGCTCAACGAATACGAAAGCACCGGCAGCATTGGCGCCCGTCGCTAAATCGTCAGTCCTAGACCAACCACCAGAGGCCACAACATACAACCCGTTTTGTGTTGCAGTCGACTGGTCTTTCGCAAGAACACGATCACCAACTGAAAGGGAAACACCGTCAATTGTTTGTGTCCCTGACAGTGTGATGTTTGCAGTTGTTGTTGCTTTAACAGAGTCTTTTACATCAAGACCTTCAGCAACAGAATCGACATACCCTTTATTCGCTGCATCGGTGTCAGCAGTACAAGTTGCAAGACTTGTAATTTTCTGACTGTTAGCAGAAACCGCAGCCGTTGGCGCGGTCATTTGATCAAGTCTATTAGTCCTTACACCTGCATCAAAATCGCTGATCTTTGTATGAGCGATTGATGGAATATCGTCACTAACTAATGCTCTAAAAGTTGGAGCTGCATCAGATCCAGTAGTAGGGCCAGCAAGAATTTTGTTCGCATTCCTAACGGTATCTACATCGAAAAATGCACCTTTACCGCCAATTTTTATCAGACTGGTAGCATTTCCTCCGGATCCTCCGGTCCCGGTTCCGTACCAGAGAATTGCATTGCCTTCTGAAAAAGCTAATTCTGCGTTCGCTGCTGAAGACGGGGCTGAACTCCCTGTGCTTCTTTTGATTCTGAGGGTGTTAGCCATTGTTAGAAGTTACCTCCGTCAACGATAGATAAAAGGGTTTGCAGGTTGTCAGCCTTGAACTTGGAAGCAGAGCTTGAATAGTAGACAACACTTCCGTCTACTTTAGCTGTTTCATCAAGGTCAAGTCCTTTTTCACCTTGCGGGCCCTGCGTTGCAACAGTGACAGTTGTCGCATCACCTTCTTGAACCGTGACGGTGTTTTTGTTTGTTGTGATATTAACTGATGTCATCGTGTATAACCCTCAGATATGAAGATCGTACCTTCTAAATAGAACTCTTTCAGACCAGCGCCATCCGTCAACAGAACATCATATTGATATTCATCTGCCGTTAAAGTTGCTGAGACTGTATCTGTAATAGAAAGATCGATACTCCCAAGAGATCTGTTTGTATAGGCAACTGACCAATCTGCGGCTTTTGTTGTTCGATCAATATCCCAAATTTGAGCTTCAACAGTCCAGCCGGTCAAATTAATGGCTGAACCTGCTGAGTCTTTAAAAACAACATTGAACTTATGGTCTGAGGCTCGTTGCAACGTAAAGTCGTACAAGCCAGGCGCAATAGCCATTGACTACCTTCCCCTATATCTCACTACTATAACGAGACTCATGCAGGTTTAACTGGCCAAGTCGGATCATCCGGGTCAGAAACGTTAGCAGGTAAGTCACGCAAAGCTTGTCGATAAGTTTTCCAGGCATCAGGGACAGAAGCACCTTGTTCCACTGTCTTCGTAACGATCCAATCACTTTCAGCTAGAAGCGTGTTCCTTTGACTTCTAAGAACAATCCATTTTTCATCGGCTCCTACACCTGCGATAGTTGGGAGAGTGAAAGAACCATCAACATATCCTGCGCCTATTCCTACTGAATCACCAGCGACAACGGCTGTTGTTCCACTTGGTGGATTCCAGATATTTGTGTCGCCATTCCACTCGACCATATCTGTGACTTTTTCGTTCTCGATGATTGCATATCTGGCCATAGGTCTTAGGAGTTGGGTGTTAATACGTGCTAGTTGAAAACCAATGCTAACGCGGTCGCATTGACTCCCTACACAATGCCAGAAATACGGCTTTGTGCCTTTAGCTGTAAATCGTCTGACAGTGATGCCTTTATCATCAAAATCAGTAACGATCTTTCCATCCTCATAATATCTAAAAAACGATTTCTTTTCTTCTGAGGAATAAGTTACATAAATCCGATCAGTTGGTGCATCGTGATTTGTATGCCAACCCATATAGCCCGTACAGGGGTAATAGAACCAACCACTACACAAGATAAATAGATCAGGGAAGAGTTCTTTAATAATCTCTTTAATCTTCTTCGCTGGTTCTTCTATTGAAATCCGTGAAAGGTTTTTGCTTCTATTTTTGGGGACGTCGTAATTAATTAAAGATAAAAGACTCTCCTCCGAAACGTATTCGCCCCAGTCAGGATTATAAGTTGCATTAGACGACTTCTTTATTCCGTCTAGTGACGGTTCAATTATGCCTCTAATCCTTTCAACTATTACTGGATCAAAGGGGTTGCGAACTACCATTCAAAAACAACAACTACCCCATTCGATCCTGCATAACCAGGCTGGTTAGAACCACCTTGCCTACCTGGTGCGCCTTGGCCATATGTCATTGCAGTCCAAAAGGCCTTATTTGCGGAAGTATATCCAGAGCTGCCGCCAGACTTTCCCGCTGTGCCGTCGAAACCTAATTGATGTGAACTACATGTTCCGGCAGAACCTCCGGCGCCGCTGCCTGTCCATTCGTTTGCATATGGAGAACCTCCGCCGCCGTTCCCTGTAACTGTTGTCCCACTTCCCGCAGGATTACAAGACGAGTTACCCCCAGCAGGTCCACTGTTCGCCCAGTTAGGAGCAGAGCCACCAAGTCCAACAGTTATAGAAGCATTGGAGCCAAATTCAGTTGAGTTATAAAACCTAATAGCAGTTCCACCGGATCCACCTTGCCCTGACCTACCAATCCTGTTGCTGTCGTCAGTGTTTGTATTTTGCGACCCGCTAGCCCCACCGCCGCCAGTACACATAACCAAGAAACTTGTCCGACCACTGGCAGGAGTGAAAGTCTGGCTGCTTGTGATGACGTGCATTTGCCCGCCGCTTACGTCACTAATAAGACTCGATACAGCAGTCCAAGATGTATTGCCCGAACCATCAGTTTTTAGGATCTCA